TTCAGCTTTCGCGCCAAATCCTCCTGCTGATCGCCGGAATAGATGTCGATGCCTTCGAGCATCCACTTATGCACAATGCTGTTCGGGATATGAGCAACGTGGTGCCAATCCCCTCCCATACGATGATAGTCACCGTGGTTGCGCTGCTCCCGGTTGAGCGCCAGGATTGGGTCGACATCTTGCAAAGAGCGCACGATAATGCGCCCGTCGCTATCGAACTTCACGTCGGTCTGTTGACCAGTCCGCGAAGACAGGGGGCGCCAGTCGCTCATAATATCTCCGATGTCAGGGAAAAAGGTGGGGGCTACAACGCCGCCCCCAAGGCGGGTCTGTTAGACCAGGTCGGCAACGATGCCGTGCGCGGCTTCGTTGTTCATTTCCAGCGTCCACTCGACGAGCAGCTGCCGGTTATCCGCGTCGCCGGTCTTCGCCAGCGGCCAGTTACGCATGGAGCGCAAATAGGCGACCTTGGCGAATTTCGGGCTCACCAACAGCGCCGAACGATTGCGCTGGAAGATGTTCGGGACTGCGGCCAGGGCGCCGAAGTCCGAAACGTAGACGTCGGCCGCAGCGATGATCGCCGCCATCGCCTTGTTCCGCGCCGGGATGGTAATGCGGGACTGCGACAGACCGGCGAAGCCGGAGAAGACCTGCTTCTGCAACGCGCCCAGCATAATCAGCGAGGGCTTGCCGCCGGCGTTGAACACGCTGGCGAGCACCGTCTTGAGCAAGGCTTCGCTGAACGCGCGCTGCGTGCCATCGGTGGGAGCGGCGACCAGGCCGCCGCTGAAGCCGCTGGACGCACCGGAGGCGCCGCGGGAGACGTTGGTGGTGAGCCAACTCTCGAAGCTGGCGCTCAAGCCCGGCACGGTGCCGTTGTCAGCTTGTGAGGCGCCGTTCTGCGCCAGCTGGACTTCCATGTCGCGCTTCAGTTCCAGGCCCTTCAACAGAACCTGGTATTCCATTTCATTCGCGCGGCCGGCGGTGTCGACGGCCTGCAAGCCACCAGACACCGACGCGGTCTTGGTCATGATCTGGGTGCGATTTCCCACGCGGGTCGTCGGCGTGATGGAAGAGGTCGGCGCGTTGGCACCGTCCAGCGCGGCGTTGGCGCCGGGGTTGGCGGGGGCGGCAAGCTTCTGAATTTGCCATTCGTGGTATTTGGCTTTCGCCTTACCCTTGCCGACCGTCGAGAACATCGGCGTATCGGTCGGGTCAATTCGGGAGATAACCCCGAGCAAGTCTTCGCGGATACCGACCGCGCTGACGGTGGTGTAAACACCAGTTACCATTTTGCACTCCTAGTTGCGTTATTTTCGCAGCAAGCCGATGGCGTCTTCGATGGAGCCGGTTTCTTCGAGCTTGGCGAATTGGGTGCGACGGGCATCCTCCCTTGCCGATACGCGCGGGTCCGCAGACTGCGAGCCCGGCTTATTGACGACGCGCGGAGGGATACGCGTGACCGCCGTTTGCCTTGCGGCTACCGCGCGGTCGTACAACATCGCCTTCTGGACGAGTTTGTATGTTACGGGATCAAGAGTGCCGCGAGCCGTCGCTTCAGGGACACCATAGGTTTTGATCGCGTAGTCTTGCAGTTCGGTGACTTCTTTCCGGGCAACTTCCGGGTCTTTCCAGGCGGGGAACGCTTCAAGCAGCGCATCCTTCGCCTTCGCGAGTTCCTGTTTCTGCGTTTCGGCGGCCTGTGCAGCAACCCTCTGCTCGGCCTCCGCTTTGGCGTTGTTGACTGCCTGAAGGGCGTTCAACTTCGCACTGAAAAGCTGCGCTCTGGCGGGATCGCTTGAGGCGAGCGCGACCAGGTCCGCTTCCGATTTGACTTCAGGGAACTCCTTTTGAAGCTCGATAACTTTCTCGTTGAGATAGCTGTCGATCTTTGTGGTGAGGCCCTTCAGTTTTCCGACTTCCGCATCCACCGTTTTCTGCTGCTCGGCGGACTTGTTCTGAAGGTTCCGAACTTCCTGAGTGGCAGCCTGTTCGCGCCGCGCGATTGCTTCTTGCGCTTTGCGAGGCAAGGCCGACCAAACCTCTTTCTCTTCGGTCTTCCACGACGACGGAGCTTCGATGGGAGGGAGTGCATCGTCCCCCTGGTCTTTGCTTTTGTCGTTCGTCTTCCCCGCGTCGGGCGGGGCGTCTGTGTTGCCTTCTAACGAGAGGTCATCTTCATCCTCGTCGTCTTCAGGAATATCGTCGTTGTCGACAATGACGTCGTCACTGGTGTCGCCCGGTTGAACCGGGATGTCGCCGTTTGCGCCGGCGGGGGGCGCTTCGCCACCGTCCACAGGAAACGGATCGGCGTCGCCGCTGCGCAGAAGGCCAAAAGCGCCTTCAAGGCTCAAAACATCATCGTCGTTGGGCATGTGTCCTCGTTAGGGAATGAAGGGGAACCGCTTTTTCGGTTCCCCGGCTTTGCGGATTTGTTCGAGTTGCTTCTCCGCGATCTTTCCATCGGCAACGTACTGTCGAAGATGGCTCTCGACACGCGAGATAATCGTGGTGGCAACCCAGAGTTTTTCTCTCCCCGCCCCATCCCTTGCGTCAGACAGCAACCAGCCGTCGACATATGCTTTCTTGACCGCTTCAAACGCATCGCCGAGTGTGTCTAGCTCTCGCTGGGCGGCAACGCCGCGGTCGAGCTGCGTCTGCATCTTGTCTTCGTCAGACATCAGACCTCACCCACACCCTTTCGGGCTTGCTGTTGCGCCTGCGCGCGGTCGATCTTGATTTGCTCGTTCGCCCTGAAGGCTTCGAGCTGCTGATCGAACCGGGCTTCGATCACGGCCATTTCGCGATCATGGGCAAACTGAAGCCGGTCCATAGCCTGCTTGTGCGCAAACTCTTCCTGTTCGCGCTGGCGTTGCGCGTTGAGCTTCAACGCCTCCATCTGCGTGTCATGCGCGAACTGTTCCCGAGCCAGCTGCTGTTTCCCTTGCTGATCCGCCTGGGTAGCCGCGGCTCTCGCGTTGGCTTCCACCATTTTCGGATCAGGCGGCTTTGGGCGGTTGGGATCAGGCGGCCCTGGCTGCATGAAGAACGGCTGCGCGCCCTTCAAACCAGCGAGCTTGGCCATCTGATCGACGGTCGAGTAAACGCCCTGCCAGGAAACCATCGGGCCATCTGTGCCGCCCTGTTCCTGGATAATCTCTTTCTGGATGTTGAGCATGTTGCCGAAGAAGCCGAGCATCTGCTGCTTCGACACGCCACCAAGCGGAAGCGTCACCTTCATGGTCTTGCGGGTTTTCCATTCCCGCGGATTGACCGTAATCCACTTGCCGCTCAAGTAAGCGACTTCCTGCTCTTCCCCATACTGCTGAAGCATTTCGTGGAGGCCGCGGAACGTGTCGACCACCAGAGTTTCCGCAAAGATGCGCGCAATAAGTTTCACCCGCATTTCAGCGGCGTCCATGATGCGGTTCACAGCGCCGGGGCGGGAGTGGTTGAGGCTGTCTTGGTCCAGCCCCGTGTTCTTGTCGGAAACGCCCGTGCGCTTCGCCGCGACACCGTCCATATATTCGATGATCGGAGCGACCCAATGGCCAATCGACTGCGTCTCGATCTGGTTGAGCCCCCCCGGCATCCGGGTCCGCACGATGCCGCCGACGCGATTGTTCAGCAGGTCGTCAATGGTATTCTCGGACGCGTGTGTTTCGCTGACTTCGATACGCTGGTTGTTGGCGAAATAGGCGTTGTTCAAGGTGGCGCGCAGCAGGGAGGTCTTGATCTGCTGAATGTCGATCACCAGGTCGGCTACCGAGCGGCCGAACAAACGGTGGGGCATGAGGATCGGTGTGCCGGTGGAAAACGGCCAGCTCGTAACCTCTTCAATGTCGAGCACGTCATATTTGCCGACAGTGGTGATCTTGTATCGGCGCGCGATCTTGTCGGCTTCAAGAGCCAGACGGATATAATGCTCAGTCACTTCGACTTCGCGCATATCCTTGTTGATTGTTTCCGCGGCGCCCAAAATATCCGCGGTGTCTTCAACGGTCTGCCGCTCGAACCCCTCGGAATTATCAGTGGTCAGCGAACGCGTAGGTGCGTTGCGGATCACTTCTTCTTTTTCGGGAAAATCCGCAATGACGTCCGCTTGTGGCCGGCCTTGCACATGCGCAAGATATGGAGACGTCTGGATCGTGCGAGCCAGCTTTGACACCAGCATTTCTTCCGGCGCCACCGCGGCGATCCGCGGGCGAAGCCGTGTCCGAACGCTCTCGACCGTGACGTTGTAGTAGGTGGTGGGCTGCTGTGTGAGCGGATCGACGTCCTGGTATTGCTCACTATCGACGATAGTAACTTCCGTATCAGACGCGACCATCGCATATGCGTCGGGAGTGAGCGCGCGATAATCTTCGCGGGTGCGCGCCTCGTCCTTTTCCATCCACCATTTGATGAAGGAATTTTTGGAGAGGCAGGCGTCCTTGACCGCGGTGTACATGGTCAGGAAGCCGTCGTTCTGCTCGTAGAACACGTTATTGATGAAAGCCGTTTCCTGCGCAGCAGCGGCTTCATCTTCAGGCCCTTCAGGGCGAAATTCGGCGACATTGTCGCTACCAACCAACACGTCGAGCACGATCGGCAGTAGCCCCTCGACCGTGTCCTGCACGTCGGTCGAAACCGCGCTGCTCTGGCCATCAGGCGCCGGCATGTCGCGGTCCATATCGCCCATGTAGTAGTCGAGGGCGCGTATGCGCTGGTCAGACAGATCGCTCGACTGGCTGGCGCCGAGGGAGGCGGTGCGCTCGGCTTCCAGGATCGCCTTCAGCTTGGCGTCGTCGATGACGGGCTTAATCGGCCTCATGCCGCGGACAATCTCGAATATGAAAGCGGCCGGTTAAAACCAGTGGCGGGGCGGCGATTGGCGACCGCGCCGGTGCGCAGTGCGTCCGCGCCGTGGCTGGTCCAATCGTGTAGAGGGTAGTCCTTGAACATCTTGTTCTTGTCGTCGTAGTCGCGGCGGTACTGGCTTGCGGCTTTCACGCCAGGGCCACACTTGACGACATCGAACCAAGCCATCGGTAGGATTTGGCGGACGGCCATGATGCCGTCATCGAGTTTCAGCTTGGGCGCGACTTCCATGCGCAACCCGAGCGCCTGAAGCATTTCTAGCCGGCTTTTGCCGGTGCCGAGCTCTCGAACGGTAAGGTCGTGCGGTCCAATGTGGCGCGAATAGGCGTAGGGCTTGTTGAAGACAAGACGAGCGTAATACTCAAGGCCCTGGCCGCTCGCTTCAGCGTAGTCAATAAACCGGAGCTGGTTGTTGGCGCGCTGAACGAACCAGATTGCAGTGGCGTCGCCGATGCCCAAGTCCCACCAGGTTTCGACAGGGAGGGCAGGATCGTATGGTACACTGGTCAGCCTCTTCTCTTTTTCGATTGTCTCGAAGAGGTCGCCGTAGTAGGCGCCGCGCATGGCCGCTTCAAAGGAGCAATAATACTCCTGGCGGATCATGTCCTCGTCCATACCGCTGTCGCGTTCGTCTTGAATGTCTTGCGCAGACAGAATTTTGGTGTCGTCGACGGTCAGAATTTGCGCGAACCACTTCGGGTTCGATTTCGCCATCTGGTACAAATCGTAGCCGTGGTTTTTCCCGCGCGGCGTGTAAATGTAGATTTGCCAGCCGCCGTTCTCTTTCAGGATCGGCCGCAAAAAGTCTCGCGCCGCGGGGT